TCGATTTTGTAATCGGTACTCCAACCTTTTAGATAGTCGTTATCACGATCAAAGAATCCGAGCATTTCTTCTTCAGTGCATTCGTAGTGATCCACAATCTGTTCACCAAGATGTAATTGTGAAAACTCTTCGCATTCTTCCAGTGTCACTGTGTCAAGTGCCCAGTCAACTAGATCTTTATCAGTTGGTGTAACATCTGTGTTCAGCTTACGCAAATCATCCTTATGCATCACATAACGCATACGGTGTGTTGAAATGCATGTTACTACAATATAATCATTATCAAACATTTGCTATATCCATTTCAGTTTCTTTATCGTCCCAGCGATATTTTCCGGATACATGACGGCAGGTCTTTACACCATTCGAAGAGAAGATTAAAACGCCACCAGACTTATAAAGATACTCATACACATTTCCAGCACGATCTTTGTATGTCTTACCTTCTTCAAACATCGGTTACTCCATATCCACTATATCAAGAACTTTGTTGTATTCAATCGTATAACCACAGGCACGAAGAAAGTTCTGAAACTCTTGAAGCACTTCATCAAGTGTGCTATCATCGTGGACTTCTATCTCAACCTTAGTTCCGTGTTCATTCCACCTGCTAAACTTCATTCGATAATCCAATCCATATTCGACCAGTCAGTATCTTCTGGCATCAGCTCAACTTCGTCGCCATGACGTTCTTGTAGTACGTCCCACACCCAAGCGTTGTTCGTTCTCAGCGTGTAAGACTCCTTGCCACAATGATATATGCTACCACTAGAACCAGAGAAATAATAAGCCCTGTCATCTTCTTCTACCTTTGTAATACCACTATTCATGCGCCAAGAGTCGCCAGTCGTATATCCACCAGACCAACCAGCAAGAACACGGTAGTGAGGGTCGTCTCCTTTGATTTTGATAACGACCCAGTTGTCAGGTTTGTATTCGTTCATTATTATGATCCCTCATAGCTAATAGTCTTATCAATCTTCACATAGACCTGTTCCCACGCGCACCCATCTGCTGGAACAATACGAACATACTCTGGAAGCATGTTAGAGTCAACATCTCCATGACCACCTGCTAAGAAATATTCCCCAGTGATTTCCGGTTTGGCATGGCGAAACCGTTCACGTTCACGTTGGTAGATGTCAAGTGCTTTCTTGAGTTTATCAATCTCATCCTCAAGAACATCAATCTTATGCAGAGCATGTTCATGACGACGAGTTAGATCATCTATTGTCTGTTGCATCTCAATCGCTAATTGCATCATCTTGCTCCCAATAACGAACATAAAAGTGTTCACCACATGCATCAATTTCTGACTGTGGATAACCTTCACTCAATAGCCATGGTCGGATATCTCCATCAACTTCTTCTGGAATAGGCTTTGGAAAACCATACTTCCAACCACTAGGTGGGTCACACATTGTTACTTTCATTATATTCTCCATACAGCTTTCCATTGTCCAGGAGCCCATGCTTGAACTACTTGTTCATTTAAATATAGAACTAAAGCGCCATCGATAAACTTACAACTAGTTGCCTCTACAACTTGTATAGTGGACAACGATTCAACATTATAAGTGTGCTTCATTCCACTTCTCCACGTCTTCTGGTGTGTTAATTTCGATACCGTTCCATTCTACACCATGTATGCTGATTTGTACACCCCCTTTATACCATCGAAGTTGTTCTAATTGCTCGATTTGTTCATATTCATCAGGTTCAGTTCTCATATATCCAAGTAGAGCCTGACGGGTATACCCATAGATTCCAAGATGATGATCACCATAAGTAAACCCGCGGCCGAACCAGTGAGCTTTGTTTCCATTATGAATCATTTTAACAGTATTCGGATCTAGTTTTAATTTTGGATCCATTTTAGTATATAGTGTACAAACAGAGGAAACATGTAATAGTCCACGGATGTGATGAATCATTTCTGGAGTTACATCAGGCATATCACCTTGTACATTAATAAAATGTGTATATTCATCAAACATTTCACTTTTTAATGCGCCATTACAACGTTCAGTTCCATTTCGGTAACTAACAGATTCAATAAAAGATTTTGCACCTGCAGCTTTTGCTGCTTGAGCAATTGTTTTATTATCAGTCAATACAAAGGTATCAATACCAGTGCTTACACAAGTTTCTGTTACTCGTTGAATCATAGTCTTGCCGCCTAGCATAGTAAGTGGTTTACCATGGAAGCGAGTTGACCCGTATCTAGCGGGGATAAGAATAGCGGTCGATGTCATCAATTACCTCTTGAAATTTGTTAAGATAAACCATGTTTGGCCCATCAGACGGTGCGTTGTCTGGATCTGGATGTACTTCTAGGAAGAAACTGCTTACCCCGAGAGCGGCACCTGCACGAGATAGGGCAGGCACCACGTCCCTATTACCCCCACTACTGTTACCATTGGCCCCAGGTTCCTGTACTGAGTGGGTAACGTCATAAACAAAATTAGACCCAAGGGAATCAAGCAGACCTGCCATCCCCACAAAGTCATTAACAAGTCTGTTATATCCAAAACTAGTACCTCTCTCTGTAATCCAAGTCTCAATCCGGAATTCCTTAGTCTTACTTAAAATGCCTTCCACATCCCACGGTGCAAGGAACTGACCTTTCTTGATATTAACAATTTTAAAACGACTCGCAGCAGCTTGAATAAGATCAGTCTGACGACACAAGAAAGCTGGAATTTGAGCAACGTCCACTACGTCTTCAAACTCCCAGTGATCCGCAATAGTATATACTTCATCACAACTATGAACATCTGTAAGGATCTTTAGGTCAGGAATTTCCTCTTTCATTTCTTTAAAGTCGTATAGAGTTTGATAGAGGCCTAAACCTCGTTCGCCATCAATATGAGTGCGATTAGCTTTATCATAGCTAGCCTTGAAGATGTATTCAAAGCCATACTGATCACATACCCATTTGCATTTCTTTGCAATGTGTAGCGATTGTTCTAACGATTCGTGTTGACACGGTCCTGCAATAATTCTCATTAGTAATTTTTACCACTCTATAGTCAAAAGGTTTTTGAGTTATTCTCCAAATATTCTTGTTCATCTTTTAGTTCTTTAATACGGTCTTGGTCTGCTTGGGTATCCCATTCAAAGGGAATAAACTCCATACCATTCCAAGAGTAAAATCCGTAAAATTTGTATTTTGGTCCATCATTGACCCACATAGCAACGTATTGGACTTTTTTCCAACCATTCTCCATGGCTAAGCGGTTTAATAGATGCCATACGTTGCTTTCCTTAGTAGCAACTTTACAGTCTACCGGTTCGCCACGAGGTGATATTACATCACGAAAAGGTCTAGAATCATCGTGCCATCCACAGTTGTCGATCAAATGACATTCTGCAAAATGGCCTAACATAGTAGTCCTAAGGACTTCATCCATCGAACGGTTTCTTCGGGTAGTTTCCTTAGCATAGATCTTTTTAGCTTCTTCGAGCGCGCGGGCGTGAACCCTTGCTATATCCAGATCTTTCATATGGAAATCATACATTATACATTCCTATAAGCATATTCAAGTGCGCGATCCGCTTCAACTTCCAGCGGACGATTCTCATACCAATTACCATTTTCAATATCAAACTGTTTGCATAGCTCTGCAATTTGACTTGCAGTGATCGGGTATTCCTTTTCAAGCGCTCGGGCAGCTACAGCTACCATGATAAGATACATCTGTCTGTACCAACCGGTACTGGTAATTGAAATGTATTCAGCTGCAAGTTTCTTTGGCCAGAATGGGCAGTCATGATAACTATTCCATACTATAGAAGTATTCTGCAACTTATCTTTGCGGTACTGTAATACCTGCTCTGCTACTTTTGGGTCAAGTCGGTCAAGGAATGACTTTGCATGTTTTCTATCATCGTACGGCCATTTTCGCTGAAGAGCATCCACATCGATAGGATTACCACTATTAACAAAGAAAAAGTTGTAAGCATTAGCATAACTAGCAGGGATGTAATACATTCTACTGAAATCCTTAACCTGTTTATCTCCCAATGATCCGAACTCGGAATTCAGTGCAAACCAGAAATGTCTAATGCTTTCTTGCGGTACGAAATTTGTAAGCGGGAATACGAGTCTGAACTTTGGATGATCGCGGCTACTGCTAGCAGTACTATAACAAACAAAAGACCAGTGCCCATAGCTATCGAGTATAGCATCTTTTACATTTCCGGTAAATTCATGATCATCAATGTCGAGAGCTGCCCAACCTGCCCAACCCAATACATTTGCGTTTCGTCTAGTAGTCCCAGGTTTGTATACAGCCGGAGAAATAAGTTCTGCATCTTTCTTACCTTTCAGCTTACGTTGACTTAAAAGCCTAAGGAAATCTACAAAGGAATCCCAATCCTTTAATTGGATCTCCTTAGGCTTATTATCATATTGACTTTTAAACGACGTCAGGAAGATCGCCATGGTTACCCTCGTGATTAGGAGCGAGCCACCCACTCGGCTTTACAAGATCAGGTAGACCGAAGGGATTCGGTCGACCAGGTTTAACACCAGATTCTTTCGACATATTCGCCTGATAAACCCGATTCCACGCTTCATTCGCATCAACGCCAAATACGTCAAGTGTACCGATTGAGAATACACATAGATCGATAAGACCGTCGACAACTTCTTCAGGATCACGATCGAAGATTGCAGCGTCAATCGTTTCATTCATTTCTTCCATACACATCTTAAGGCGAAAGCGTAGATACTTCGCCATAAGTTCTTTATCATGTTTGTTTTCTTCAAACCATTTTTTTACACCAAACTTGTGATGCATCTGATGAATGTCAAAAGCCCAATCAGCCATAAAATACTCCATTGTTAATATTCATATTATACCATACTTTTCTATACAAAGAAATCCTCTAATGTGGCGGTTGGCTCACTTTTCCATCCTATAGCATCAAGTATAGACTGTACGGGATCGAGGAATGCTTTATCGAACTGTAAATCGTAGTCGATATATCTTTCCAGTCCAAGCTCGGGTGGGAGATAGTCAATAAAAGATATAACATTCTCCTTTAAAGGATTCGGGAGCCGTAGATATGTATACTTCATCTTATTACCGTTCCGAATAAGCTCATACCTTTTGTCCAGACCTTTGCTCTTTAAGGCGTTGTTATAAAGGATAGATCCACGGACGTGAATAGGGCAGCCTCTCTTATACACGCTCTGTCGGTCTACCCACTTATCAATATCAGTAACCCCACGAGGTGCTGCAACCTGGTCGGGGCGGAGCTTACGGAACTCATCTTTACACTTACGAATGTACGCTTGGGTTTCTTCTTCAGTACCTGACATAAGAACGGGGAACAGTTCTCGCATCCACCCGCGTGCGACCTCGGGCGTGGAAGACTTAATCGCTTCGATTCCCATGATCTTAAGCTTAGGCTTTTCGTATTGAACACCTTCGGAGTTATGCACGTTAAGGATATAACGTTTCTTTGCCTGCCAAATGCCACGGTCAGCAATGACCTCACGCTCCATAACCATGCGGTTTTCGAAGCAGTTCATATCATCAAACAGTTGCTGCATAGAACGCTCGAACATAGGCTCGAAGTGTTCCTGGCAAACCTTATCAAGGAATTGAACCGGATCTGCTGGCTGGAACTTGTCAACGAACGGTTTAAAGTTAACATAGACCGAATCTGTATCGATTGCAATAACGTAGTCTTCGTCGGTGTCTAGAAGTTTGTTCAACTCGTCGTTAACAGCCTTTTCACACCATTTAATGACGTGCTGACCGGTAAGGGTAATACCTTCGGCTACACGAAGATCGAAGTACCGATACCATTTGTTACCAATAGCACCAAACAAAGAGTTCATAAGAATTTTAATCGCCATTTGCTTATTCTGAGCGGTGGATATCTCACGCTCGATCTCTTTACTGTTACTCGATTGCTGGCGCTTCATGGCATCGAGCATTTGCTTTTTTACTTCTTTCCGTTCAGAATAGTAAGCCTTAACAATCCTAGGGAATGTGCCCTCGAAGCTGTTGTCGTACTTAGACTCGTTAGCTGCACGAGAAACGTTATCCGGAACCTTAGTAGTCTGGATAAGGGTCTCAGGGGACATATTCCACTGAGCAATGATATTCGGATATAGCGATGCAAGGTCAAAACTAACTACCCATTCGTACATATCAGGCTTTACATCTTTCACATATCCACCAGCAAAGCCGACGTGCATATTCGCCAGTCGATCACGGGGTTTCATGGGTGGAACCGCGATACGTTTGGCCGTTAGATCTCGGTAAACAATGGAATCCCAGATAGAGGTTGTACCAAACACATCGGTGAAGTTCACACCGGCTTTGTATGCAAGGGTACAGGCAAGACCGATAAGATCCATTTTTTCATCTATACGTTCAACAAGTTCAACATCTTTGATGTTATAGTCGATATAAAGCTGGTGATTTTCAAGGTAAAGATTGCGAAGACTGCCGTATTCTTCATAGGAAAGTTTCTTTTCACCGAGAACAACATGGGAAATGTGATCGAGTTTATAGGATTCCTGTGGCCCGTAGCTGTAACCAAACTTTTGAAATAGATCGTAGTAATCCATCTGGTTAACACCAACGATCATAAACGAATCCATGTTCTTATTCTTGAACTGAACCTGTTTTTGTCGTACTGTGTTCCACGGGGAAAGCTTACTTGATACTTCTTCTCCAGCCAATCGGGTGATACGATTGATAATATAGGGCATATCGAAGAATCGAATGTTCCAGCCAGTGATAATATCGGGATAGTCTTTACGCCACCAAGTCATAAACTTAGCAAGAAGTTCTACCTCATCCTTGCAATGATGATATTGAATGATTAAATGTTTATGTGGAGACTTTTTTACGTCATATTCTTTAGTACCCCAAACGTGGTACACCTGTGAACGAGATGACTTACAGGTGATAGCTGTGATTGGGTGTAGTGCTTCTTCTGCGTGAGGGAATCCGTCATCTGAGTAAACCTCAATATCAAGATTCACCACATTAATATGTTTCTGGTTAAAGGATATTTCACTAGGAAACTTCTCTTGGATAAACTGCATGACTGCACGATCACAGCCGTAGTACTTAAAGCCGTCTAGACCTTCTTTATCTTTGATCCAGTTACGCATATCCGACGGGGATTGGAACGTAAGAGGTTCGACGTTATAACCCTCAAGAGTATGCCAGCCAGTTTCATTCTTAGATGGGAGAAAAAGTGTGGGTTCGAATTTATAACGATGAGACACTGGAGTGCCGTTGTCAGTATAGCCACGGTAAACTACACGATTACCGAGAACGTCGACTGATGTATAAAATGACAAATGCAATACCTCCTATAGATGGAGTCATTATATAAAATAAAGGGGGATTCGTAAACCCCCCTTTTTTGTTTTATTAAGATTAATCTCTATGAGAAACGAAGGTATACATCTCTCTGGCCTTTGCCATAAGATCTTCCATGGAATACATATTCATGGCATTTTGATATTCTTCAAACTGAAGTTTACCTTGCTCAAACATATTACGAGCAAAATCAACATTCATGTGATACTGCTGGTCCATATAGGATTTGGCAAGAGCTAGCATCTCGGCACGGATTTCAAATGGATTCTTGTTCATTTCATCACCTTTGCCATTGCTTCACCAGCTGCATTCGCAAATGTATTGGTGTGTTTCATAGCGTCTTTAGTGAATTCGGTTTGAACCTTGATGAAGTCGTATAGAGGCTTGCTCATTGTTTCATCTTTTACCCAAGTATCAACCCAGGCTTTTTTAGCGTTTTGGACCGCATCGATCCAGATGTTTGTCATATAATCATTCATGACATTCTCCTTTGTGTTGTGTGTGTTTAGTTTAGTTGCCAATATGTATAATTGAGTAAGGAGGCAAAACTTACCCAAGCTGCGTATGGCACGAACAGTATACTTGCCAAACGACTAATGTTCCATGTGACGGCAATGTAAGATATGATTGTTAGCCACAATGGAGCAATGTAATAGAATGCTGCTTCTAGATTTTCTGCACCCGAGAATACAGGAGTCCAAATAGTATTTAGAACCATTTGCAATGCCCAAAGAGCAATAGCAAGAGGAAGATACTTGTGCACTTCTATCTTTAATGTAAGAAGAAGTTTAGACGCTGAAGTAGCAATCAAAAGATAGAGAGTGGTCCATACAGGTCCAAATAACCAATTAGGAGGACGGAACCAAGGATGATTCAATCCTTCGTACCACTCACTTGCTGATCCCAAAGGAAATACTAAACTCGAGCTGCTAGCTACGACTGTACATAAAAATAAAGTAAACCAAACTAAGTATTTCATTTAATATTTCCTTTGGGATCTGAGGGGCCATTACAGCCCCCCTGCTAAGACTTTTCTATTAGCTTTTCAGTTTAGCGACCTGCATTATGCAATCTTTAGCTTCTTCGTGATAACCTAAACGTGCAAATTCAGATGCTGCTCTTGAGTAGCCGATAATCTCAAAAGCTACAACTAGCTTCTTGAAAAAACCAGCAAAGGGATTAAAGACGTAATTAATGGCAATAGTACTCATAGGTATTTATACCATGAATCGCCACGCTTTAATGTTTCGTCACCATAAGCAACAGAAATAATGTCGCCTCTGGAAATCCCAATGTCGTTCAATTCTCTATCAGATAGTTTACGCAACTCTTTGATAGTTGAACGAACCTGTGCATTATATTCTGATCTTCTACGATAAGAACGGAATGCTTCTACCAGAGCCTCAATCGGACTCCGTAAGTAGTTGTTTAGTGTCAGAATGTGTTGTGTCATTTGTTAATTCCTCGTAATGACCGATTTCGATTTTACGAGGACGCAGTTCCTGTGGGATCTCGTATTTCAGCTCAACTGACAATACTCCATCTTTTAGATCCGCTCCGTTTACTTTTACGTGTTCAGACAGCCTAAATGTGCGTTTGAATTTCTTCGTAGAAATACCACGATGAATATACTCGCGACCTTTACTGACGTGTTCTCCAGTTACCGTAAGTGTACGATCTTTTACTTCAATAGTAAGCTCATCCTTCGTGAATCCCGAAACTGCGAGCTCGATTAGATAATCGGTCTCACCAGTCTTTAGAATATTGTGTGGGGGATAATTATCTTGAGAATGTTTTGCAACATAATCAAGTTCGTTAAAGAGATGATCGAATCCAACGAAAGATGAACGTGGAAATAGTGTCTTTACGCCTGTCATAGTTTTCTCCTTTTTACAAGCAAGAATGTTGTGAGCCGGACTATCCGCACTCGTAGATATTTATAGCAGGTTACGTACGCATATACGGAATACCTGCTATAACTAACTATTACCAATATTATATTTTGGACAAAGTTCCCATTGATCCTTTTCTTTAAATGGCAGAATCTTAATTTGACGAAGCGAAGCAAGAGGCTGTACGCTTCCACCTACGATATCTATTAGACCCCAATCACTCAACAAGGTCGCGATCGTATTTCTACGAGCCACATCATTCTTTTCAAGGTTAGACTTTTTACCGTCGAGTAAGAATAATTCTTTAAAATGTACGATGAAATATCGACCTTGTTTATGTAGAATATGACAAGACTGGTAAAGCTTACGGTCTTTCCGAGATGCAACTCCCATACGTGTAAGCGTTTCTTTTACTTTCAAAAAATCATCTGGTTCGGCGATGGTTACCTCGAGCATCTTACTCGGGTCCCATTCATATAAATTATTTTCTTCCACCTTTATAAACCTTCTTCTTCAATAAATTTATTTGTTCTTCGCTCAGAAGGGTCAAGGCTTGCTCGGCTTTCATATCACTGTAGCCATAATATTCCTTAACAACTTCTAAATCACTTTGCTTTGAGGCTTTAGCCCATTTCGAAAACCGTTTACGCTTTCGAATAGTATTTATAAAAAAATCAAATTGAAGTCTATTAGGAAGGTGGGCATACTGATTCATTTCATTTGCGAAAAGAACAGTATCGGGAAAGTAAGAGAGTGTACGGTTTACTACAAATGGAACATATTGCTTTTCTGCGATATCATCTACCATGATATCTTTTTTACTCATGTTGATTGAATTTAAATAGTCGAATGGGGTCAAAACGGAATCTCATCAATTAAAAGTCTGGAAAGATATTGCATGCGCATAACATCCATAGCCACATCATGTCGCGGATCGTGAGCTACGAAAACCCCCTCTAATCCTTCTGGAATAAAACTATCTTTTATATCCTGTCCCCATGTCATACCATCAATTGTACTTTTCGTGTCCCGTACAATCCACCAAGGATGAGGCATAGGGTTTTCAAACTGCTTACAAAGGAACTGAATGAATACCGGATCAAAAGTATTATTGCGGGTATAAGCTACATCAGGATTAATCACATTAGATACAAACCAGCTATACAATTCTTTAATATCTACATCATCTCGAGTGGGTACAAGTTGCTTCTGAGCTTTATCTCCTTGATTTTCCCACCATTGTAGGGTCTCAGGACAAATCTCACGACCATATTCTTTCACCTGCTGAGTGACGTCAAACTTAACGAAAGCAACCTCATCTACCAGCTCATCCCA